GATTTTGCTGTTAAGAATGTTACTGAAGATTTAAAATTATATGCAGAAGAAAATCCAATACCTGTTGATATTGATACTAAACCACCAAAGACAAGTCCAACCGTTTTAAACACAGTTGGTAAAACTTTAGCTAAAGTTGGAGCTCCTTTACCTACTGCTTTAATTGATTCTTACTTTGTAGGTCAACAAGTAAAAGATGGAAAATCTACAGCAGAAATTGCTCAAGACCCAATGAACTGGATAGGTCTTGCTGCAATGGAGCCTTTATCAAAAGTATCAGGGATAGCTGAATCTGGTAAACTAAACAGTGCCTTGAGATTAGGATTGAATCCTGCTACAATTAGGGGTATAAGCAGGTTTGCAGGTTTACCGGGACTTGCAGTGAGTACAGCTATGACTGCATATGACCAGTATAAGAAATATCAAAATGAAGAGGGATTCATATATAACCTGTTCAATAAAGAGGAAAAATAATAAATGGCTACAATAGATAAACCACTTCCAAACGTAACAGAAACCGTTGTTGAAGTTCCAAAGCAAGAAGAATTAATTGAAGAAAGAGATGAGATTGTTGAGAAGAAAAATCAACAAGGCAATGTAGAAGTTACTATGGACGAAGAGGGTGGTGCAGAGATTGCATTTGACCCTAGAGCTATTACACCAGAGGGTGGCCAAGATCATTTTGAAAACCTAGCAGATTTTTTAGGAGATGAAGTTTTAGAACCATTAGGTGCTAAAATGGTAGATCACTACAACGAATATAAAGAATCACGTGGTGATTGGGAAGATACTTATAGAAACGGTTTAGATCTTTTAGGATTTAAATATGAGAGAAGAACAGAACCTTTCAGAGGTGCAAGTGGTGTTAACCATCCTGTACTTGCTGAAGCAGTTACACAGTTTCAAGCGCAAGCTTACAAAGAATTATTACCAGCAGATGGTCCGGTTAGAACTCAAATTTTAGGAGCAGTTGATGTTGCTAAAGAAGAGCAATCTAAACGTGTTAAAGATTTTATGAATTATCAAATTATGGATCAGATGAAAGAATATGAACCAGAGTTTGATCAAATGCTTTTTTACCTTCCTCTATCCGGATCTACCTTTAAGAAAGTTTATTACGATGATCTTTTAGGTAGAGCCGTATCAAAGTTTGTACCGGCGGATGATTTAATAGTGCCTTACTCTGCAAACAGTTTAGAAGATGCGGAAGCAGTAATTCACGTAATTAAAATTTCTGAAAATGATTTAAGAAAACAACAAGTGGCAGGATTTTATAGAGACATAGAATTAGGTGAACCACCTGTTACTGAAAATCAATTAGAAGATAAAAAATTAGAACTTGAAGGAATTAATAAAGATGGCCAAGAGGATCAATATACTTTGTATGAAGTTCATACTAATTTAGATCTAGAAGGTTATGAAGATATGGGAGAAGATGGTGAGCCTACAGGAATTAAACTTCCATACGTTGTAACTGTATCCCAAGCAGGACAAAAAGTTTTATCGATTAGAAGAAACTATGGTGAACAAGATCCATTAAAGAAAAAAGTAAACTACTTTGTGCAGTTTAAATTTTTACCTGGAACTGGTTTTTATGGTTTTGGTTTAATCCATATGATTGGTGGTTTAACTAGAACTGCAACAGCAGCTTTAAGACAATTATTAGATGCAGGAACTTTAGCAAACTTACCAGCAGGATTTAAGTCTCGTGGTATTAGAGTTAGAGATGATGCACAACCATTACAACCTGGTGAGTTTAGAGACGTCGATGCACCTGGTGGAAACATCAAAGATCAGTTTATGACTCTACCTTTCAAAGGTCCTGATGCAACTTTATTACAATTAATGGGAATCGTAGTTAATGCAGGTCAAAGATTCGCGGCCATTGCTGATATGCAAGTGGGTGATATGAATCAACAGGCTGCAGTTGGAACTACAGTTGCTCTTCTTGAGCGTGGCTCTAGAGTAATGTCTGCTATTCACAAAAGAATATATGTCGGACTTAAACAAGAATTTAAATTATTAGCAGAAGTATTTAAAACATACTTACCACCGGTGTATCCATATGATGTACCTGGTGCATCTAGAGAAATTAAAGTACAAGACTTTGATGACAGAATAGATATTTTACCTGTAGCAGATCCAAACATCTTCTCACAGACGCAAAGAATCTCAATTGCTCAAAGTCAATTACAACTAGCGCAATCAAATCCTCGTATGCATAATTTATACCAAGCGTATAGATCTATGTATGATGCGCTGGGTGTGAAAAATGTAAATGCAATCTTGCCACCGCCTGCTCCACCACAACCAATGGACCCGGCATTAGAAAATATTATGGCAACAAGTGGAAAACCGTTTCAAGCGTTTCCAGGACAAGACCACAAAGCACATATTGATGCGCATTTAGCGTTTATGTCTATCTCTATGGTACAAAATAATCCTGCAGCTATGATGAGTTTACAAAAAAACATACTTGAACATATTTCTTATATGGCACAAGAACAAATTCAGTTAGAATTTGTAGAAGAAATGCAAGAATTACAAATGATTCAACAACAATTACAACCAATGATGCAAAATCCACAAATGCAACAACAAATGATGCAAAATCCACAAGCAATTCAAATGCAACAAAGGATTCAACAAATAACTTCTCAAATTGAATCAAGAAAAGCCAAGTTAATTGCTGAAATGATGGTAGATTACGCTAAAGAAGAGGACAAAATTAGTTCTGAAGTAGGTGGTGATCCATTATTAAAACTAAAAGCACGTGAATTAGACATAAAAGCTAAAAACGATCAAGAACAAGCGGCGATTAGAGAGGCAAGATTGGATTTAGACACTATGAGAGCAATGATGAACGACCAACAACACGATGAAAAGTTAGAACAGAACGAAGAACTAGCTGGACTACGTGCAGGAGTCTCTTTGGCTAAACAAACAATGGCTGATCAAAGCAAGATTCACGATTTCGGTAGAAATTTTAATAAAAAATAGATATAATCTACAACTTAAGGAGTTAACTATGGTTAAAAACAGAAAAAATGGTAGAGACAACGTAAAAGTTGTACCTGAACTTGGTGCTAACGCAAAAGGCGAGCAACAAGGTGGGATTCCAGTTGAAATGACTGATCCATTTACATCACAAACAGTAGATGTAAGAGGTACGAAGCGTATGCGACCAGATAAAAAACCTGTAAAAGCAACTTGGTACTAGTATGTGGTTATCAGCAATTAAATTAGCTGTCTCTGCTGGTAGTAAAATTTATGCTAACAAGCAGAAGGCAAAAGTCGCGATGTCTGATGCTCAACTGTTGCACGCAGAACGACAAGCTCGTGGTGAGGAAGCTTACCAAGGCAAGTTGTTAGAGGCACGTCAAAATGATTACAAGGACGAGTTCGTTCTCGTAATTTTGTCGGCGCCAATAATTGTGCTCGCGTGGGGAGTCTTCTCGGAGGATCCTGGCGCTCTCGATAAAGTGAAAACTTTCTTCGAACATTTCGCGGCACTCCCGACTTGGTTCAGTACCCTTTGGATTTTAGTCGTCGGATCAATTTTTGGAATTAAGGGTACACAAATCTTTAAAAACGGAGGAAAAAAATAATGGCAAATCCAAGATTTAACAAACAAGTTGCTCAACCAAGAGGAATGAAAGTTGGTGGCAGAGTAAAAAAAATGGGTGGTGGAATGTCTACAAGAAGAAGAGATATGGCATCGGGTTACTATCCAGATGATATGGGTATGAAGGGTGGTGCAATGTACAAAAAAGGTGGATCTGTTAAAAAGAAAAAACAGGGCTACAAAGATAGAAAAGATGAATCTATCGCAATGAGAATAAAAAAGAAAAGAACTAAAAAACAATTAAAAGATTCAAGAGACGAGTCTTATGGTAAGTTTGGTTCTAAAGCTAAAAAATCTGGAAAAATAAACAAATAGTTTATGGCAAAAGATTTTATACAGAAGGCTATTAAAAAGCCGGGAGCTTTGCGTAAATCTTTAGGAATAAAGAAAGGCAAAAAGATTCCAGCTTCTAAATTAAAAGCCGCTGCGAAGAAAAAAGGTAAACTAGGACAACGTGCTAGATTTGCTATGACTTTAAATAAATTAAGGAAAAGATCATAATGAAAAAACTAAAACCATTACCAAAAGGTAAAAAATCTAAAGGCTTAAAAAAACTTCCCAAACAAGTCAGAAATAAAATGGGCTTTATGAAAAAGGGTGGAAAAGTTAAGTAATGGCTAAACTTTGTCCTAAAGGAAAAGCTGCAGCAAAACGTAAGTTCAAGGTATATCCTTCAGCTTATGCTAATATGTATGCTTCAAAAGTTTGTAAGGGCAAAGTTAGAGCTAGTGCAAAGAATGGTGGTTTCATTGCACGAGGTTGTGGCAAAGTAATGTCAGACCGAAGAAAGAAAACGAAGATTGCCTAATGGGAGATTTAAAGAAATGGGTAAACGAGAAATGGGTGGACATTGGAGCTCCCAAGAAGGATGGCAAATATCAACCTTGTGGAAGAAAATCATCAACAGGTTCAAAAAGAAAATACCCGAAATGCGTTCCACTTGCGAAAGCCACACGGATGACAAAAGGCGAAAAGGCCTCTGCTGTCAAACGAAAACGAGCAGCTGGTAATCCTGGAGGAAAACCAACCAACGTAAAAACTTTTGTTAAGAAAAAAGATGGGGGGATGATTGAGCAAGCACAAAGAGATTACAGAGGTAGCTATATAGACGGCAGTTTAGGTGGAGTAAAAGTTTCAAACCCAAGTTTAAAAAAATATTATAAGGGGATGTTGTAATGAATAAAAATAAAAAAAATAAAATAAAAAAAGTAATTAAAGGCTTAACAAAAGCCTCTAAAACACACGCAGGACAAGCTAAAACATTAAAAAAAATAATTAATAAAAAAAAATAATATGAGAAAAGCAGATAATATGCCTGCAAGAAATAAGAAAAACTTTAGACCTACGAAGTCTGGAGCAGGTATGACACGAGCCGGTGTCGCTGCCTATAGAAGAAAAAATCCCGGTTCTAAATTAAAAACAGCTGTGACTGGTAAAGTTAAAAAAGGGTCCGCTGCCGCTAAAAGGCGAAAATCATACTGCGCAAGAAGTGCAGGACAAATGAAAAAATTTCCTAAAGCTGCGGCCAATCCAAATTCGAGACTTCGACAGGCACGTAGAAGATGGAAATGCTAGATAGATTAATTTACAGATTCTGTGGTTTTTTAGACGATGCTATTGCATTTGTTGAAACCTATGTTATTAAAATGACTGAATGGTGTTGGCAATCAAGAGTTAAACTTTTAAATAAAAAAAGAAAAAGAAAAAAATGAGAACAGCTATATTAGATGCATTAGAAGCTAGATATGAAGCTCAAATTTTAGAGGCTGACGCTACACTTAAAATTTACTTGGAAAATTCT